CATCGCTCATACTAGTCCTCCTTGTGCCATATAAGTACGTCAGCCGTGACCCGGCATACGCCGGTATCCGGGCTGAAAGCGTCTGTTTCGTTGTCGTTAAACGCGGCCTGTATATCGCCGCTTTTCTTGCCGTGTAACGCCTTTACCGCTGCTAATGCCACACGCTTCGCCTCCAGATAGTCTGCCGAGTAGCAGTCCAGCTGGAACCGTGACGAGGCCAGTCCCGACGCGCCCCCGTGCGAGGCATATCGCAAGCACGAGGCCTTGCTGTAGACCAGCGCGGGCAGGATTACCTCGTCCGGCAGCTTCACCGGATAGATGCGGTCCTCCACTAATGCGGCCACTGCGGGAGCCGCCGACAGATAGCCGAACAAGGTCTCTTCAACGGTCATCCGGACGTGCGTATTTAGCCACCAGCCTGCGGTATTCCGTGTCACAGGCCTGGATGGCCGCTTCTTTCTTTGTGTCAAACGCTGGCCGCATGAACGGCTTGGCCGCTACCCTGCCGATCACCTTGTAAACCCACCGCTTGCCGGATTTATGCGACCGCACAGCCAGCGTATGGCCGAACTCCACTAACCGGCCATACCAGACGCGCCAGTGCAGCCCGATTCTTGCGCGTACCGTGCCTTCGAGCGCGTCTGTGCTGACGGTGACCGTGATGTTGTCCTTGAGATGTGCGGCCTCTCCGGCTTTCTTGTGGCTCTCCGGAAACAGGTTGTTTACGCCGGTGTCGTAAGGCGCGTTAGCAGCCGCCTGCGCGCGGATCACCTCCGCGCCGTTGCGGACCGCTTTTACGGTGGCTTTGCGCAGCTCCGGCCCGCGTATGTTTTTTAGCGCGAGCTCCAGTTCTGGTATGCCATCCAGTTTTATCGTTACGATGTCGCCCATATCAGTCCACCCGCTTGCACATAAGCTGTAACTCGCGTTTGCCGTCCTCCGGATTGATTATCTCCACGATGTCGTAGCCGTTGCCGCCGTGCAGCACGCGCCAGCTGGGTTTTACATCGGCCCGGTAGCGGATAATGAAGCGGACGGTTATCTCGCTGTTGATGCGGGCGGATTCAAAGAACTCCCGGCCACGCAAAGGCAGTACAGCCGCCCAGACAGTCGCCACAGTCGTCCACACCGTCTTACCCTGCCCGGCAGTATCGCGCGTTATCTCTTGCCGTTGCAGTGTTACCCGGTGGTTTAGCTTTCCTGGGTTCATAACTGCCGCCCCCAGAGCCGGTAACTTGCCAGCAGATATTGCACGCCCATCGGCAGTTCATCGAACCGGACCTGCCCCGCGTCCGCTACCGCGATGCGATTCTCGTACCAATGCGCCGCCAGCAGCTTAACGGCCTGCCGCAGCGGTTCCGGTACATCCGCGCCGTCCGCGCCATAGCCGCAGGTAAACGCTATCTCCACGGCGTTATACGGCCTTAGCGTAATGGCTAGCGCGTTTGTCAGCCGCACCCGCGCCGGTTCGGAAACCGTGTCCTGTATATAGTTCACCGCAGCCAGGACGGTGCAGACATCGCTTGCGTCCCATAACCGCACCCAGTCCACCCGTTGGATCGGGGCGAGCGGCAGAATAAACTGCGGCGGGGCCGGTACTTTGTCAGCGTAAAAGCACCAGCTTTGCGTTATGAGCCTGCGGTTGGTGGCGGCTTCAACGCACTCGCGCGCGGCTTTTAACAGCCCCGCGATAAGCGCGTCGTCGTCCGTAAATTCCACGCGCATGTGCGCTTTCGCTTCCGCAAGCGTCACAGGCTCGACAACCGGCCCCGCCGTCAGTTTAAGCGCCATAGTTATTTCACGCCCGGCGCGTCCGCCTTCTTGTCCTTCTTGAGCGGCTCAATGCAGTCCTTGTGCCGCTCCGCGTCGGTGTCGTTTAGCTGTATCACCGCGCCTGCCGAATAGCCGCCGAACGGCTTTATGACCTTGTATAGCTTCATTGCCAGCCTCCTTATTTGAACAGCAGATACGAGAACGCCGAGCCCTGCGCCACGTCTATGGACAGTGCTTGCGTGAAGCGCAGCCAGGTCTGGTCCTGCATGAACGCGTTGGAGTTGTCTCCTGAGTCATACGCGTCCTGCGATACCTTCACGGCCATGCCTTCCCGCGGCGAGATGAGCAGCGCGCGGTTGAACCTGCCGTATATCGCGGCAGTCATGTCGCCCCCGACGCCCAGATTGGCCGGTATCGTGGGGCACACCACATAGGGCGTGTTCCAGATAGTGGCCGGGACGGTACCTGCAGGCGGCTGCCAGATGTACTGGTCCTGCTTGTCTTTAAGCTTCATCAGCTTCTTGAGTCCGCGCCTGCTGATGGCGATAGTCGCGTTCTGCGCGTTCGCGGCGTTAATCGAGAACAGCAGGTCCGCTATATCGTCGAAGCTGACAGAAGCACCGCTCATGGTGACCACATTGACGCCCGAGGCGTTCAATATGCCGGTGAACGGATCGCCGGTGGCCGGGTTGCCCAGCAGCGCCACCCGTTCTATCTCAAGCGCCATCGCCTCCGAGATAAGCTCCGAGAGGAACGCGGTCAGGTTGATGGCTGAGTCGCGCAGCAGTTCGTCGGTGCATTTGATTACCGCCGCCAGCACTTTTGCCACCTGTTCCAACTGGCCGAGCGTGGGATTGGTGACCGGCTTGGTGCCGCCCTCGGTTACCCAGCCGACCGAAACGCTGGTCAACTGCCTCGGCAGCTGCCGTTTCCAGGCCGTCATCGGCAGGATATTGGCCAGTTGCATGATGGGCGAGGCGTCTTTCAGCAGTCGGATGACCTCGTAGCTGAACTCGGTCGGCACTAAATAGCCGCCGGTAGCCGGACTGCCTTCCGTCATGATGGCTTTCGCGTCCGCCAGCATCGGATGCCGTTCCTTGGCCGCAAGCAGGAAATTGCGCATGCTGCCGAACTTCCTGCCATACTCGCTGGTCCATGCCTTCTCCGCCGTGTTTCTGGGCGAGGTTTTAAACGCCTCCGCGCGCTCCAGCACCTCTTCCGGAGTCTGTGGGGGGACAGCCCGGCCGGAAGACTGAGGGTGTAAGCGTTTAACCACGTCCTCAATCATCTTCTCGGCTTTATCTTTGGTGAGGCAGTCGTCCAGCCTGCCTTCCAATGTCTTCCTGAGCTCCGTTACGGAGCCTGTCACGTCCTGTGTTTCCATCTTGATACCTCCATTGGTTTTTTCGCTCGCCAGCGACCGCACGGCCTTGCTTACTGCCTCGGCCAGCGCATCGGGGTCGGCAGGTACTGCCACCAGCGAAATCTCGTATATCTCGGCAAGCGTTAATTGATTGGGATTGTCCGGGTTCTCGTAATGGAACCGCCCGGCGATTGAGATGCCCTTTGCATGGCCCTCCGCGTAAATCTGCCGCGCATGCTCCACGACCGGGTGTGTAGAGGCCGATAGCTTGGCTTTGAAGTAAAGTCCGCGTTCGTCTTCGCGTATGTCCGACATGGAGCCCGCGACATGGTCTATGCTGTTTACGTGGTCGATGAGCAATACCGGGTTCTTGAGATACTCTTTGAGGTCATAGACATAGTCGCGCTTTGCCTTATAGACCGCCGGAATATCGCCGTAACGGTCCGGTTGGTTCTTGGTGTTGGCGTAGCCCGTCAGATAGAGCGCGCCGTTCTCCTGAATGATCTTGCCGTCTTCAATTGCCAGTATTTTGAATTGCCTGTCCATTATTTCCTCCAGCCGGTGCCATATTGAGCGGCGTTAGATAGGCCCCGCCCTTGCCGTCCGGCAGTTTGTTCATGTTCTCGCGTTCGCGGATGTCGTCAGCCGACAGCCAGCCCCATTGCCTGCCGATTGCATAGGCCTCATAGCGCGTTTTAATATCGCCGCGCAGCAGCCCCTCAATAAGGAACTCGGCGAAGTAATCGCCGGTGATTAGCTTGAAAGCCAGCTCCTGCTCAATGTTGACCAGCCAGGGGCGGATGGTGTCGGTGACAAACTCGATGGCCTGATGCTCGATGTTGTTGTTGGTGGAGCGGTCGAGATCTGAAATCTTATGGAGCGGCATCCTGAAGTAGCGGGCGATTTCAGACACGCCGAATTTGCGGGTTTCCAGTAACTGCGCGTCCTCGGGAGGCACGCCGACCGCGTTAAACTTCATGCCCTCTTCTAAAACAGCCACGCGGAATTTATTGTCGAGTCCTTCGTGGGTCTTCTCAAAGGATTTGCGCAGGCGCTCCGACGCCTCGTCTGATAATTGGCCGGGATGTTCCAGTATGCCGCCTGGCCGCGCGTCATTCGCGAAGAACTTGGCCGCATATTTCTGCGCCGCCAGCCCCAGCCCTACCGCTTCACGCGCCGCCCGGAGGGGGGAAAGCCCGACCAGGCCGTCCATCGCCAGACCTTTTATGTGCAGCATGTTGGCAAACGGCACGTTTACCGCGCCCGAATCAAGCGCGACGGCGTAAACCAGCTGCCCGTTTACGCGCTTCAGCGTAACCCGCCACGGCGTTATGGGCCACAAAGCGACCGGATTGCCGCTTGAATTGCGCTCTATCTCGCTGTAATGATTGCCCCACAGGCACAAGTGCAGGAGCATTACCTGCCGCCAGCTCATGGAAGTCATCTCGCGGTTGGGCGCGTCGTGGAGCAGTTTATAGAGCGGATGCTTGACGGCGCGGGTCTTGCCGTCAGCCGTGCGCTGGTAGACTATAAGCGGCAGCGAGCCTATGGTCTGCGCCAGTACCTGCGTGCAGGCATAGACGGCAGACAGGTTCATGGCCAGTGTCTCGTTTACCAAGACGCCGCTATTGGTGTCCGTAAGCGGCAGGAAGACATCGGCGAAAAACTGCTGCATGCTCTGCATCTTCTGCCCGCCCCGTTTGAATAATTTGGTCAGCCAGTTCATAAAGTCCTTATGCCGCGCGTCTCGTAGACGCTCGCACCGGCGTTGTGCCTTACCGCCCTGTCCAGCGCCATAACAGAGGCCACTATGCCGTCTATGCGCTGGGTGCTTTTGGCTTTATCGGGTTTGATATTACCGGCAGGGTCGCTCTTGACCACGGCATTATCGGCCATCCAGCGCAACACCGGATTGCCGCCGTGGTGCAGTTTGCCGGACAGCACCAGTCGTAACAGTTCCTTTGACGGCCCCGACATAGAGGCAAAGCCCTGCCCGAACGGGACGACAGTGACGTTCAGGTCTTCCAGGTCCTGTACGATCTTGGCCGCGCCCCAGCGGTCAAAGGCGATTTCTTTTAAGGCGTAAAGCTTGCGCATCTCAATTATCTTGGCGACTATAAAGCTGTAATCAATGACGTTGCCGTCGGTGGCATAGATAAGCCCCTGCTTGAGCCAGAGGTCGTAAGGCACATGGTCGCGTTTTGAACGTTCCTGCAGGTTATCGCCGGGAATCCAGAAGAAAGGCAGCAGCTTAATCACGCCGTCTATGGGGAAGGCCAGCACCAATGCCGTGAGATCGGTAGTGGAAGACAAGTCCAGCCCGGCATAACACGCTTTGCCTTTTAGCAGGTCCGGTTTTAACTCGCCTGCGGAGGACTCCCATGCCTGCATCGGTATCCAGCGGCTTTCCTGCTGTGTCCATTGGTTCAGGTGCAGCCTCCGGAAAGTGTTCTCATAGGCCGGTACGTTCCCGGCTTTGGCACATTCGCGCTTGAGATAATCCAGGCTGATGCTGACGTCCAGATTGGGATTGGCTTTTTTCCAGACCGCCGGATCGCGCCAGTCGTCATCCGGCCCGGCGGCATAGATAACCGGCAGGAACGAGTCGTCCGTGATAATGCCCTCGGCTACCTTGCGGGCATATTCATGCAGTTCCCAGCAGACGGAATTGCGGTCAAACCCGGCTGTGGTAATTGCCACGGTGAGCGGCTGTGTCCGCGCCCCGGTGCTGGTGGTCAGGACGTCCCACAGTTCCCGGTTAGGCTGGGCGTGCAGTTCGTCAAAGATAATGCCGTGCGCGTTCAGGCCGTGTTTGGTATAGGCGTCCGCGCTTAAAACCTTGTAAGACGACAACGCTTTGTCATAGGCGATGACTTTGCGGAACACTTTAAGCCGGATGGCCAGCTCGCGCGACAGCGTCACCATGCTCTTGGCGATGTCGAAGATGATGGAGGCCTGCTCGCGGTCGGCGGCGGCTGAATAGACCTCGGCGGAGGCCTCTTTATCCGCCATGAGCAGATATAAAGCCAGCCCCGCGCACAGGCTGGATTTCCCGTTCTTGCGCGGGATTTCTATATAGCAGGTGCGATAGCGGCGCGTGCCGTCCTGGCGTTTCCAGCCGAACAGGGCGCGGACAATATCGCGCTGCCAGCGTTCCAGTTTGAACGGCTCGCCCGCCCATTCGCCTTTAACATGGGTCAGGTAGCGTTCAAAGAAGCGCTCGGCGCGTTTGGCCGCTTTGGCGTCAAAGTGATACTTCATAAATCGTCCAGTTCGTCCGGCCCGTTGCCGGTGATGATGCGCGTGCGTGCCGACGGCGTGAGGCCGAACTCGGCGCAGAGCGAGCAATACTGGCCGTAATATTCGTTCGCCAGCGAGGCCTGCGGGCGTTTACGCGACTCGCCCACCAGCTTGGTGGTGCCGCCGATCACTATCTCGCGCACGCCGTTCGGGTAATAGGTCATGCCTTTGGCTTCAAGCTCGTTCTCCAGTTGCCGCCAACGCGAATATGATTTGCACAGCACCTCAAGCGGGCCCCGGTCGGCGGCGGTAAGTGAGCGGCCCATGGTGGAAGTGATGGAACGCCAGTATTCTTTGGAAATTTCGTCCAGCCAGTCCGGCGGCGTGCCAATGCCGCCATTGGGCTTAGGCTCGTGCTGGTTAATGCGGCATTTCTGCGCACCATGTAGCCGCTTTAATGCCGTCGGTTTTGGTTTTCTACCTTTCATAAGCTGTCCTGTTCTGGGCCCATATAGGCCCCTATCGCCAATTTTGCACGCGTGTGTGTTTAGCCGCGCAACGGTCTATCGCCGTAAACTTGGGAGGATTTGATAGGCCTATGGCCTGTAGCGACCGAATCCTCCGTCCTCTTGTGCAGTCTTCATGCTGTGGTGCTTGTGGCACAGCCCTTGCAGGTTGTCCATTGAATCCGTTCCGCCCTTTGACTTGGGGATGATGTGGTCCACGTCCGTTGATAACTGTCCGCAGGCCAGATAGCGGCATACCGGGTCACGCGCCAGTACCAGCGCCCTCAGCCTCTGCCAGCGCGCGTCGTAACCTCTCTGGCTGGAGGTGCCGCGCCTGTCCTGCTCTGCCTTGGCCGCTTTAGCCGCGTGTCGCTTGCAGTAGCACTTACCCGCATCTGCCAGGCCGGGGCAGGAGGTGCAGGCGCAGGGTGATAGTGGTTTACGCGGCATGCTGGACCTCCGCTTTCTTACCTGTCGCCTGTTCCCAGCGTTTAACGATGACGTCGCAATAGAGCGTGTCCATTTCCATGACAAAGGCCCTGCGGGCTGTATGCTCGCAGGCAATCAAGGTGCTGCCGGACCCGCCGAACAGGTCCAGGACGTTCTCGCCTTTGAGCGAACTGTAATTGAGTGCGCGGACTGCCAGTTCCACCGGCTTCTCGGTCAGGTGGACCATGCTCTGTGGGTTTACTTTCTTGACCGACCAGACATCGGTTGCGTTGTTGGGCCCGTAAAACTTATGCCCTGCGCCTTCCTTCCAGCCATAGAAGCACCACTCATGGTTGCCCATGAAGTCTTTGCGGGTAAGGACGGGATGTTCCTTGACCCAGATAATCATCTGGCTGAAGTAAAGCTCGCAGGCCTTAAGCACGCTCGGGTAGTTGTTGATATTGGAATACCCGCCCCAGATGTAGAACGACCTGCCGGGTTCCAATACGCGGGTTATATTACCGAACCACGCCTTGAGCATCTCCACAAAGTGCCCGTCGTCCAGGAAGTCATTGGCAAGCGGCCTGTCTTTGGCACGGAGTGTTTTGGGTGCGTCGTTGGCATGCCTCTTCATCTCGGCCATATTGCGCCCGCGCACGAACACTTTCGGGTGATTGGCCACGTCCATGCCCTGCTGGCCGATTAGATTGCCGGAAGCCAGCGCGGCGTTGACCGCGTTGTTGCTCCGTGGCGCGACATTGACGTTGTAAGGCGGGTCGGTATTGACCAGATGTATCTTTGCCCCGTTCAACAATCGGTCCACATCCTCCGGTTTGGAACTATCGCCGCAAAGTAGCCGGTGATCGCCCAACAACCAGAGGTCTCCGGGCTTGGTGATTGCCTCTTCCAGCTTGGCAGGTACTTCATCCAGTATGTTCTCGTCCAGTAATTCTTCATTCTGGCCGAACTCGCTTAGCACCTCGTCCGTAAATCCGACCTCGCGCAGGAAATCGGCCTCAAAATCATTGGCGAGCATCTCCATGTCCCAGTCGCCGGAGTTGATGTTGTCGCGCAACATCCGCTTGGACTCCAGCTCCGGGTTGTCCATGACGATGACCGGGACTTCCGTCATGCCGATTTCCACGGCTGCGCGGTAACGCTGATTACCGGCAAAGATAACCATGTCCTTGTTTACGAGGATAGGACGCGCTTCCAGATATTCCGGGTCTTCCTTAAGGCTGGCGCACAGCCGTTTGAAGGCCTCGCCTTTGATGACGCGCGGGTTCTTGGGATTAACCTTTAGCTGATCTGTCTTTAGTTGCTGAACTTTAAGCATTGGAACCTCCGTTAAAATCGGGCGGTATCTGACCAGGCCAATTAATATGTGGGTGTGCCTGCGAACCGCCGAAATCGGGTGCCAGTGACAGATGTGACGGGTAGTTCGTATAAGACCGTTGTGTGCGCGCGCACGCGCGTGAACGGTCTATATGTAAAGTCGTGTCACATGTGTCACTTTTCATTGGAAATCCTCCTGGATGGTGGTGATGTTAAGGGCCAAACCCTGAAACAGCCGCTGTTTGTTGGACCGGGAGCGTTTAAAGCCGCGTTTCTGCAGGGCTTCGGCAAACCGCTTCATGGAGCCGACATACTCGCCCCACTTCTCGGCCCACAGTTTCCAGGACTGATAAAGTTCATCAGTCGCCGCAGAGGCGTTGACCTCTACGCGGCACTCATCCGCAATCCAACGGCCCAAGGAGTCCTGCGACTCAAGGTATTCGCCGGTGGCGGAGGTGACGCAGGCGGGGGGATTAAGACCAACGCGCTGCCAGTCCAGGCAGCCGTTAACGGCCCAGCGCAGGATGGCGTCGCGTTCCGCGAGCAGCTTCTCGGAGAGATTGTGATCGCGCTTTTCAAGAGGGACGGTAACCGTAAACGGCACCAGATGGAGGCGGCGGCGCATGGCCTCGTCCACGTCCCGAAGATACGGCTTGTCGTTGCCCGCGATAACCAGCTTGAACTGGGGGCTGAACTCAAAGAAGTCCTGCCGCATGAACCGGGCGGTTATCTTGTCGCCGCCGGTCAGTGATTTAATCTTTGCGTCGGCAAAACGCCTGCCTTTTTCCACCTCTATCGCCGTAACCAGCCGCGCGCCGCGTAGTCCTGCCAAATCGGTGGGGTGTTTGTCGCTCTTGGACTCCAGGAAGGTGTCCATCGCGGCATTCGTGCCGTAATCGCCCAGCACAGTTGCCAGAGTATTGAGAAAAACCGATTTCCCATTGGCCCCGGTGCCATAGAGAAAGAAAAAAGTGTGTTCGGACGTGATGCCGGTTAACGAATAACCCGCCATCCGCGCCAGATAGGTTTGCAGTTCAATGTCGCCGTTCGTAATGTCGTTAAGGAACGAAAGCCACCGCGTGGGCTGTTCGGTTTCCGGCGCAAGCCCCGCGGCGGATATTTTCGTGAGATAATCAAGTCGGTCATGCGGGCGTAAGTGCCCGGAATGGAGGTCAATAACGCCGTTGGCGGTGTTAAGCAGCCACGGGTCGCGGTCCCATTGCTCAATGATAGCCGCGTGGCGTCTATCGGCCTTGGCGAGCCGCTCCACGGCGGCTACGGTGTTCGCGCTGGAAACCTTGGCGACCATTGGCTGTTTATCGCAGGTCTGCGCGGCCTCACGGCAGACCGCGCGTGCCAGGTCGAAGGCTTTAAGGGTGTTTTCCCGGCACCACCGCTGCCCGTCCCAATGCAGCCAGTAGCCCCAAGCCGCGCAGTAGCGCCAGTCCGACCAGTACTTTTCCGAAAAAGCGAGTGCCAGCGAGTCATCGGTAAGCCCTGCCGGGCGGTCGTCATTCTCCTCACCGGAGTCCGGTTTCGCCACCGGCGCGGGCGCATAACGGCATACGCTCTTAGCGATGCTTTCAATCTCGGAATCCGGGAGCGGGGGGGAACAGCGATTAATATTTACCTGCTTAAGGGCGGCGGTGATTTCGTCAGTCTGCAAGCCGCGCCGCCGCATGGTCCCGGCAATGCTCGCTAATTCGGAGTTGCGAAGGCCCTCTGCAATGCAATCCCCGGCCGGGGGCGCGAAAGTAGTGCGTGCGCCGGTATCGGCCATGAGCGCGATAACAGTGGATGGCAGGTTTACGAGGTGGGCCTCAGGATCATCCCACTCATAGGGTTTCCCGTCTATTACGGAGCCAGGAGCTACAACGTAGCCGCCATCGGCTTTGATGTCTATGCCCGGCAGAATGCCGGTACGGCACCGTGTTGGGCCTGACGCAATGTAATAAAGGTGAAGGCCGCCGCTTGGCGTTTTAACGGTAAGCGTGGGGTCTATGCCGGACAGGGAAGCCAGCGACTCCATGCCTTTCGCACCGTTCTTAACGTCCACGTCCACAACCATCAAAAAGCCGGAAGGCTCACCGGTGGATATACCTATATTGGCATCGGGTTGTTCTGTCCACCACCTCCGGACGTCTTCTCTGGCCTTGCTGGCATCTTTAAACCCGTTCTTGGTCAGGGGACGCTTAGAGTTCGGGATAAGCGGGAAAACTGCATACCCCTCCTCAATCAGCGATAACGCGTGGTCAAGCATCATGCGGATTGCCTCAAGGAATTTGATTTACAGGTGGTTCCCATGTGGTTCTTCCTATGCTCGCCTCAGTTTCATCAAAAATTCCTCAATGGCGGGATGCGGTGTGACTTTGGATTGTTTGTGTGATTGAGGCTTCCCGGACTCATCGTCGGCATTCAGGTTGGCTATTGCTTTGCCGAGAATAGCGTCCAAGTTCCGCATTATTCCCCATAGGAAATCGTCGTCTACTCTTTGCATCGCGGCTAAGCCACCAATTACCAGAGCCTCTTCTTCAAAGACCCGCACGATTAAATCTTTCGCCTTTTGTTTACTGAGCATATTGCCTCCCATAGAGGTCGCCTCTAAACCGCCTTAATAACAAAAGGGGGGTCAGAGGCGTTCCTCCGGGACAAGTTTTATGTGTTGTGCTTGTAAACGCGCAGCTTTGCTTCAGCCCGCAGCCTGCGTTTTCGCGCGAAGTCGCTTTTTATGCCGACCTCGCGGGCATACTCAGCGACGGACTTGCCGTAGACTCTTGTTCCAACGAGGAGGAGAAAGTCCTCCTCGCTAATATGCCCGGAATCAAGGTGTTTCTGTAGTCGCTGAGTTTCGGTCGCCTGCGATAAACGCAAATCTATGCCTTCATAGTCGATGTCATCTTTTGCGCCGATTGATGAGGTGGGGTCACTGTCCAACGACTGTTCTAGACCGGATATTTTCCATTTGGTGCGGTAAATATCACAGAGTCGGTGAACGGTATCGTTGATGATTTTATTGGCTAATCTGTTTGGGCGTTTTGCAATGTCAATTTTGCAAATGACCTGGATAAATACCCAAACAAGGTTCTGCCAGAGTTCCTCCGGATCTGTGTCCCAGTGGTATTTTTGATGTCGAATTGACCGTAAGCCGGGCCAAAACATCACCAAAAGTATTGTTCGCCAGCATGGATTTCGGTCGCTTTGGTGTGAACTAAGGATGGCGCGAATAACGGTGTCTTTATTCGGGCCATCTGAAGCGCCTTTTCTCATATAAGCGACAACTTCTTCCCAAGTGCTAAAGCTCAGGAAGAAGGGAGCGTTTTGCTGCAATTGCTGAAGTATGGTCAAATACTTTTTGCTCTGCAGTTCACGCCGAAGTGCTACTTGCTGTTTTTGGTTGTTGGTGTGCCAGTTCATAATGAGAACTGGGTCAGAAATCACCGAAACAACCGTTATTGATAAGGGTGGATTACCTGAAAATAAAAAAGCCCCTGCCAAGATCAGGGGCTTGTGGTGTTCAAAAAGATTATGGACTTACTAGGATTAACGGAAAAAACGGTGGTCAGAAATGACCGGGAGAGTGTGTTTTTAGGCTATTTCGCTTGAGGCTTCAAATTGTGCGGTCCACTTTTCGTCATTCTGGGAGAAATCAAATGCAGGTGCGTCAATGCCAATCAAATCGCATAGCAATTTCCCCAATTTAAGCATGTCTTTATCGTCCATCTTCCGATGGATAATTCCTTTGCTCTTAAGTACTTCCAATAAAGCTGTACCCTTTGGGTTCAATTTACCGCGAGTAATAATGCCGATGCTGGTAAAATCCAAGTCGCGGTCGGAATATGCTTCTCTCTCGGCCACTTCCGTTTTTGTTGGCTCTCCATCTTCTTCATATTGCTGTGCTGAATAAGATTCCTTGCCACGGAAAGTGATGCGAATGGAAGAATCTCCAATTTGTGCTATTGAAACATCTCCCCAAGTGGTTCCTTGTGGCGCATGTATTCTTGGAGTTTCATCGGTGGAGATTTTAAATATAGTCTCGTATGATTTAGACTCATCATTTATCTGAATAGGGTCGCCGTCAATATTTGGAATAAACTCTCGCAATCTTTGTCGGAGGACCGATATATATTGTTTAAGATTTGTGCGGGTTTTCTGGTTCATTTCAACATCAAGCGGCTGTAGCACTCCGGCTCTAAGAGCAAAAATCCTAAGCAGAGCCCAAATGGCATTCGGCACGTTCTTGCGCCGCCCTTCTTCAAACCCAGCCTCTATAAATGAATATTCCTTTGTTTTGCCTTTCGCATGGATCTGCAGCCTGTGCTCGGAGACTTTAATTCTGATATCTGGCCATTTGGTTCCGGTTGGTGTTGGGAATGATATCATTGCCGCAACTGGTGTTTTTCGTTTGCTATCGCTCAAAAGGCTTATTAAATGGGCGCGGTCTATAACGAATTGACCTTTTTCAAAATGCGCAAGCGTGCTAAGCGGTATAACGCGTGGAGCATCGCCGTGCCATATGCTGGTAGGGGGTACGGCACCTGGAACTAAAACGACATGAGACGATGCCGCCTGTATTCGTGTGGATGATCCAATAATGGTTGCCGCATCAGTCCATGTGAGACCGCGCGCAAAAAAGAACTCTCTGGAACGGCCAGCAAAAGTTCCCTTTCCCAGAAACCATATGCGGCACGCCGAAACTTCATCAATAGAATCGGCAAGTGAAAGCCCTTCAGCGATGGCATTTGCAAGGGCATTAAAATCGATGTCCCATTGTTTGAGGCGGTGAAGCGGTACTTGAACGCGCCCATTCTGCGGGCACTGGATGTATGCGCGCATGCCGGAGTTATTAGGGCTCTCAATGAAAGTTAATTCCTCTATGTGCCCATCACCACATGCATTGCATACGATGTGGTCGGTGTTTTCAATCTGCCGTATTAGTTTTGCTCGAATTAGACCGGTGGCGGCCTCGTCGTTTTGGCGAAGCTCGTCACCGGAATAAATCGGTTCGGCGGCATCCGCGCGGTTCCAGATTAGAGAGAGGATGTTAGACACTTTCTATTTTCCATTCCCGTAAATACTTTTTTGCCTTAATGTGTTCGTCTTTATCTTTGAGGTTACACCCATCGGGGCATGAAACTCTAAAAGTTAAAGTTTTATAGGCGCGACCTCTGCCCGTAGTATTTAAAAATTGCATCTGAATAACCACGGAGTTTACCTTAAGCATTGAAAGAGGCAGTCGACTTTCATGCAGGGCGGTTTGCATGGTGTCGTATATGTCATCTTTCGCGGTGGTTTTCCCTATTGGTCCGGCATCAAAAATAATCCTTTGGCGTGGCCTACCAATAACGGACAATGACATTTCTCTAATCCTTACATTATTAATGCCATCTGCCGCATCGACAGGAAAAGCAAATCCTCGATGCTTCAGTGCTTCAAGTTTGTATGGCGCTGAATCGAGTTTTTCTTCTCCGAGCTTTTCATTGAGAATATGTAGTGTGAATAACCGCTGCAATTCCTGCTTTACATCTTTATCGCCTTGCGCGAAAAGATCAAGTGTCCCATCAATGGAATCATAGACAAAAACTATCTCAAATGCTGGAGTGTATGGTCGACGTTCTATCTTTCCTTCTGAGTCATAATCAATATAAGTGTCCGTGTAGTCTTTTGGGTAAGCGAAGAAATAATTTCGTCTGCGATTACGATAGTAAGTGTCAACCAGGCATTTTTCTCCGCGTCCCTGTGTTTTCTGCAAATATTCCGATATAGCGGCTGCAAATTTGCCTAATGCCTCTTTGGAGACCTCTGGCTTTTTCTTGGGCATATCTTTTCGTTTGTTCCAGCATCGGCCATTTAGACTGTCGGCATGGTCGAATCGACAGGCAATCTCGAAGATTCTTGGGTGTTTAATAAACACATGAAGAATCTTATTTAAAAATCCGTCACATGTTTCTAGTTCGGTTGTGAGATTTGTTTTGTGATATTGTCCCTCTTCTACCACTGTCCGAACTCCTTCTGCGGATGCCAAATCATAAATGTCACGGAAGTCGCGTTCTATTTTTGACTTTGTTTCTTCTGGTAATGAATGCCACGCGCTAAAAATAGTTTCATCATCAGGGGCAGGTGTGTCAGCCCATTTGATGTCAGATAACAATCCCTGACTTGAGAAATATTGCTGCAGAAGTGCTGTTTGTGCTTGTCGAAGAAAATGTTTCGGCGCGTATTGGTTGGGCACGATGGCTCTCCTTATTTTTTGAGGAGTCTGCCACGGCAAATAGCCCTCAAAAATGGGTATTGGTTTTTACTGCCGGTATCAAATGCTGCCGTATAAAAATGTTTACCCCGAATAGCAAAACCCTACCTATATTATAGCACTTGGGGTATTTGTGGTTGATTAATGCTCCCCAAATATAAACCAATCCGTCCCGGTTTTGCGCATTGAAGGGCCTTTTCTCCTTAGCGGGATAATCCCAAGGAGCAAAATCTATGACACAATCAGAACCGATTGATATTCTTGAACCCGATGAACGCCGGAACGCCTTGGCTGAAGCTTTTGCCGAGGGAATCGTCTATTTGGGCGAGCATGGGCTTCTTCAAGACTTCATATCCGCGCCAGCATCCGGCCAGCCGGAATCCTCCGAAGAGAATGGCGGGCCTAATTCCCTAAAAAAGCCCTTGATTAATGGCGGGAAAGACCGTACCCTTCCTGACCGGAGGTAATGATATGCCAGAAGAGACAGTTGTTCCGAATGGGCGCAAAGTGAAGCGCATCGCGATTTATACGCGGAAGTCCAACGACGAGAATCTCACCAACAACGTCACGTCCATAGACAGCCAGAAGTCCTGCTGCCGCAGCTATATAGAAATTCAGAAGGTGAATGGCTGGGAGGAATGCCAGGAAACCTTTGACGACCCGGCTGAATCCGGCAAAAGCCTGAAGCGGCCCGCCATGCAAAGGCTGCTGAAGCGTGTAGCCGAAGGCAAAATCAACGGCGTAATTGTTTACAAGCTGGACCGCCTAACCCGCAACAGCAAGGACTTCCATTATCTGCTGGAGCTTTTTGAAAAACACGACGTCGCTTTTATCAGCTCCACGGAAAGCATAGACACCAAGAGCCCGCAAGGGCGGCTGATGACGGCCATCATGGTGCAATTCGCGCAGTATGATCGGGAACTCGACGTAATGCGGTCGCAGGACTTCCATCTGGCCCGCGCCCGGAAAGGCTTGTGGTCCGGAGGCTTGCCGCCTCTGGGCTATGATATTAAGGAAAAGATGCTGGTGGTAAACGAAAAGGAAGCCGCGTTCGTAAACCGCATCTTCAACATGTACCTTAAATATCAGTCCACGATCCGGGTCGCGCAGGAATTAAACCAGCTTGGCATCAACCGGAAGGAATATGAGACCGAAAGCGGGAGACCATTCGGGGGGAAACCGTATGACATGGACGGCGTTCTGCGGATTCTCCAGCGCAAGGTCTATATAGGCTTTATCACCAACAGCCGCACCAAGCAGGAGTTCCCCGGCCAGCACAAGCCAATCGTGGATGTGGCATTGTTCGAGGAAGTGCAAAAATTAATCGCCGCCCGCAACCACCGGGGCGGCGAAGTCCATTATGCCGCCAACAAGTACGGCGTCCTCCTGAAGGGGATTCTGACCTGCGGCGAGTGCGGCCATGCCATAGTGCCGACATTCAGAAAAAAGAAGAACACGGTTTACCTGTATTACAAATGCCTGTCCACCTATAGCGGTAAGCAGCATAACTGCACCATAGCACCGCTTGGGGCGCGTAAGTTGGAGTCATTCATTATAGAGCACCTTGCCGCCATCGGCTGGGATAGGCCTTTTCTGGAGCAGATCACGGCAGATGCGCAGAAGCTGGCGAAGACCAATATCGGCCCGCTGGACAAGGAACGCCACGAGATTGAAGGCCAGCTAAAGACCATACAGGGTGAACTGCGGGAGCTTGTGAATGTGGTCAAGGCCGGAAGCTCGTCCAGCGAGGTGGCGGAGGAGATCACGCGCCTGGAAGAGGCCAAAAGGGGCCTAAAGGGCCGTATCCTCGCGATTGAGGCGCAGGAATCCCATAGCCAGAAGGCGGTTTACGATGTGGACGTTATTCAGGCGACCTTCCAGCGTTTCGCCTTGTTCATCTATAAATTGCCGGTGGAGCTTCAGGTCAAGATACTGCGCCTGCTGGTGGACCGCGTGACCATATATAAGGACCGAGTCACGGTGAGCGTTTCGGAGACTCCCGTCGGAGAAATACAAAAAGTGCTGGATGAAAAGTTGATATTTGGGGGGTGTGGCTTGCCAGAACGGCAGGGGGCAAAAGACAAAAATAAGCAAAACGACCACCGAATAGCGGTGGTCGAATTGGATAAAAAGTGGCGCCCTCTACGGGATTC